AAGTTACAGGAGAACAAATGAGATATTTAGAAAAAGCAGATGTGGATTTAAACACAGGACTATTTAATGTGTATTTAAAAAAATGTCCAGACATTAAAGTATATGAAGATGAATATTTCTGCACTACAAACAATCCTAAAAAATGGATTAAGGATTGGAATAGTCAAAGAGATAAAGAGGACGAACTTCCTATAGATGATTTTCTAATACAACCTATAAATCAAATTAACTACTCTAATTGGGAGAGGAGAACAAATGAAAGTATATAGAAAAAACCACAAGAAAGAAATTATGAAAGCAGGTAGATATTACATAGGAGATTTATGTTATATCTTAGATGATAAAGATTGGAGTGAGGTATGTGATTTAACATTTCCCTTTAATCAAAATAAGCACAAAGATGTAGCTAGTGTAGAGCTTGGCGGTAGATTTACATTAAAAAATGGAAAGATTATATCTTTGTATGGAACAGAACATGGAGATGGGACATACCAGATAAAGAATATGAAAGATAACAACATAGGAAAACTTCATGTAGATAGCGGAACATTAGGTTGCGTTATGATAAAGAATAAAAGTGAACTGCCTATGGGTAGTGGATATAAGACGAAAACATTTAAAGAAGATTTTGAGTTGGACTATACTGATAGCGGAGAGATTGTATTTAAAAATCTTGATGGGGATTGGATAGCATTTATACCAACAATGTAAAAGAATTTAAGGTAGGTGGAAGATAGGGCTTTGTTTAGCATTAAGTTGCAACATAATAGGGCGAATGACTTACCTTAAAAAGCTTGGGGGTGGTGGATATTGTCGCTACTCTTTGCGAGAGAGTATTTGTTAGGGTAGTAAGTAGTGAGAGAAAATGTTATATGTGCGTCTTTACGATGCTAATAAGAATATCTTACTAGTTATTGCATAGCAATTATATTCAGAAACCCCCGCTAGATTTGAGGTTAGCATATAGAAGAGGTAAGCTATTAAATAATACCTGTGCTCTACTGGGACGCCAACGCTTTTTTTAGCAAGACGCCGATAGTATCAAACGAGATTATAAACAAAGCCTCAAAAGATTTATGGGAACTTTAATTAACAAAAGGAGTATAAGTAGTATGAATAACAAAAAAATAATACAGGCAATCAAAGAGTGGTTAGCAGATAATATAGTAACTGATGATGAAATCAATGACATATCAGATGGGACACACGATATAGTGTATGGTAGAAAAGAGCTAGCAGTTTCTATGCTAGAAAAGATAGATACATGGGAGAGATTTCCTGAAAACATAATAACAAAGGAGAAAGATAATGGGTAAGATGAGTGAGTTAGATTTAATAAGACAAGAGATTGAATTATTCGAAATCATAGAATCGATGAACTTAGAGCGTAAAGAGATGAGCAAGAAGTTTAAAGATGTAGATGAACAAGATAAGATAGACGCAATAGAAGATAAGAAGAAAGACTATGCGTTAGATAATAAAACCTGTGAGGATGAGTAATGATGAGATACAATAAATGGGAACAAGAAAAACAAGACAGAGATACTGAAATGGTTAAGCTAGATAAGTTTCTTGAGATGATATGTAAAGATAAAAAAATTCACGAGATTAAAAATGAACTTGCTTACTATATATCAGTTGTATGGGACTTAAGCTATGTACATAAAAATAATGACAAAGAGTATATGGAGAAAAACAATGAGTAAAGATAATCAACTAGACGAATCAGTAACCAATGTCTTTAAGAAAATTCAAGAGATAGAGGATTCTATTAAAGATTTAAAACTTTCAGTGAATCATATGGAAGAGCGTGCAAAGAAAAATAGAGACACAAGAAAAGTTTTAGAAAATGAAATACTATGAAACCTAATTTAGTTTCATGCGTATAAGATATATAATAAACAAAAGAAAGAGAGAGAAATAGTGAGAGATTATACGACAGATAGTATTGAATCAAAATATAGAGCAGACATAGAAAAGTTGGGAACTTATTCAGTAATTATACCACTGGATAGAACAGACATAGGATGTTATATAGAGGGGTTTGATAACATGAATAGAGAAGATACTGATGAACTTTGTAGAGAGGTTATTAATCTATTAGAGTTTGAGATATTAGTAATGAACAACATAACTGAAGATACCAAAGCAAATAGGTTTATGACTTTAGTAAAGAATTGTACACAAAAAATATGTAGGATAAACGACTTGACCTTTATAGACAAAGAACGATTATTTTTGTCAGGAGAGGCAAGTGCTTGACATAAAAGATATTTATGGGGTATACCTTCAAAAACTTAATGAAGATAACCGCATCAATAGATATGAGGACAAGGAGCATTGGTTCCATGCATCATCTAGCGGGATGTGTATGCGTAAAATATATTATAATAGTATAGAGCAAGTAGATAGCTCACCTATTGATGATAATACAATGCGATTGTTTAGGCTTGGTGATTTAGTTCATGGAGATATACAAGATGCACTAACCCTACATGGAGAGAAAGAAAAGGTTGACATCTTAATTGAAGAAGAGATACAAATAAAAGATATAAACGTTAGAGGGTTCTTTGATATATGTATAGTGGATGATGATGCTATGTATGATATAAAAACTTGCAATAGTTTTAAGTGGAAAAACTTGTTTGGTAGAACACCTGACCCTGAACCTGCGGAGAACTATGCATTACAGCTAGGCACTTATGCTTACTGGTATGAACAAAAATATAATTTAAAATTAGAGAAGTTGGCACTGGTTTATTACAACAAAGATAACTCTTTAATCAGGGAAGTCAATGTCCCTAAGTCCTTTATTGATAAGGCTTACAGGTATTGGCAAGATGTGAATGAACGATTTAAAATTGGGATACCAGAGGTATCATTAGGCACCGCACCAGTATATGAGTGGGAGTGTAATGTAAAATATTGTGGCTATTTCAACCACTGCGGAGGTGGATTGAAGGGTCAAAGTAAATGGAGTAAACGATAAAACAAAGGAGTAATAATGGCTAAGACATATGCAACAGGAAGAAAGAAACACGCAAAGGGAAAAAAAAGATTAACCTATGCAACAGGTAGAAAGAGACATACTAACATACCTACCTTAAAGACAGGTAGAGCTAGAATAACTTCAGCTAAAGGTAGACCAAGCAAAACTTTATATGTGTTAAAACATTTAGAGAAGCATGGGACTATCACAAGTTGGGATGCTATACAATTATATAATGCAACTAGATTGTCAGGTATCATCTTTACCTTAAAAGAACAAGGGTATGTGATTGAAACTACTGGTGGTGAAGGTAGAAATTATGCTACATATCATTTAAGAAGTTAAAAATAGTTGGGAACTTTTTAAAGTTAGTGTCGTATAAGTGTTGTAAGCCAAAGCAATGGTGCCTTGGCTTAAACCAAAAAGGAAAAACAAAATGGTTAAATATGTAAAATCGCATGGTGGTAGGGAAAAGTATTTCTCTACTAAATATAAAAAAGACATAGCTGGTGATTGCGTTATTAGAGCAATATCACACGGAACAGGTTTTGATTATATGGAAGTCTTTACGGATTTGTGTAATTTAGCAATTACTACTGGATACCTTCCAAACGATAAAAAGACTTACGGACAATACCTCTCTTCACTAGGCTGGACAAAACATAGCCCTATGAAGAACGGACACAAGAAAAAAGTTCGTTTGAAAAGCTACAAGACCGAAGGAACATACATAGTTCTTACTGCTAGGCATTTGACCTGCATAAAAGATGGAGTGTTGTATGACTCTTGGGATTGTAGACGTTGGTGCGGTAATTCATACTGGATTAAAGAACCAGAAGAAATTAGAGGAACTAGGTTTATTAAATAAAAATAGGGCAGGGGTAATACCCTGCCTACAAAATAAGGAAAAACAAAATGAAACAAACTGATACAATATACTTAATAGCAAGACCAATCAATGATACTTCATTAAATGGGAATGAGTATTTGTTAGACAAAAATAACAAGCCATTAGAGTTTGTAACATATGATGAATGTCTTTACCATTGCAAGTCAATAGGTTTAGACGATTCGTATGTATGGTCAAAAGAAGTAGAAGATAAAGAAATACAACAAGCATAAGGAGAAAAATAAATGAGTGCAAATAGAGATTATGTAGAAGAAAATATAGACCACTTGATTGATAATCAAATGGAACAAGAGAAAGAAAAGAAAGAAAAAGACTATAATGAGGGAGAACTATTATCTACTTGTTGTGGTTGGAGTCCTGCTAGTGAACCAGTAGGAGATAATGGTAACAAAGAAGATGACATTATTGCCCTATGTAGCAAGTGTAAAGATTGGGCTCCGTTTGAATATGAAACAGATGAGGAGGAAAAATGAGTAAGATAAAACCATTAGGAAGTAGAATTGTAGTAAAAGTAGATGCTGTTAAAGAAACAACAAATAGCGGAATTGTATTGGCACCATCTAATCAAGAGAAGCAAAACAGAGGAGAAGTTTTGTCAATAGGGTTAGAAGTTAAGTATGTTAACATTGGTGATAAAGTTTTATATTCAAGCTACTCTGGGACACCAGTTGTTTTGAATGAAGAGCAGATACTAATAATAAAAGAAACAGAAGTACTAGCAATAATAAAGGAGAAATAATGAGAATAGAAACAACAATGTCTGAATCAATTAAAAACCTAGCATCAGCACAGGTCAAGGTTCAGAAAGAAATAGAAGATATGGCACACGATAGTAAAGGCTATGGATATAACTATACATCATACGATGCATTAGTTAAATACCTTAGACCATTGCTAACCAAACATGGAATATCATTTGTTCAGATGCCAGTAGGCTCTGATGCTGAGATAGGTGTTGAGACTTTGTATATGCACACATCAGGAGAGTGGGTACGAAGTGGGATGATGACACCGATTGCAGAATCAAAGTCGATGAATATATATCAGTCTGTAGGTTCAGCTATCACTTACTTCAGAAGATACAGCTTGTCAGCATTCGTTGGTATTGCCAGTGATGCAGACAATGATGTAAAGGCTATAGAGGTTGATGATAAACCTATAAAGAAAGCTACACCTAAACCTAAGAAGGTAGAGAAAGTAGAAGGTGTATCTATATCAGCTACCGATGCAGTAATATTGCGTGGTATGTGTCAAAGCTTAGGCGATGATACAAAAGAAAAAGTTAGAGAAGGACTTGAAAGTAATCGTATCAATGCAGCTACCATTGAAGATACAAAGAAATGGTTAGAAGGATTGATTGATGCACAAGACACTAGCTTAAGTGCTGAAGAAGTAGAGAAAGTTTTCAGTTGATTGTCTTAAGACAAAACCTTAAGTTAAATCAATGGGAAGTAAACAAGTAAAGATAAACAAGAAGGTGGTAGGTCGTGTTGAAGGAGATACTCTACATAAAACTGTAGACTCTTCTAAGCATTTCTTACGCACCCCTCCTGCAATAGCATTTGATGAGTTGGCTCTGTCAAAAGCTAAAGAAATGGGAGCAAGTAAAATAAAAGTGAAAGATAAACGAACTGGGTTAGAATACCATACATCTATTGTGAACTTAAATAACAGAGGGTTCACTTTTAATAGAGGATTTGGAAACCAAGTAGGTTTATCTTTATCTGAGTGGAGTAAGAGTGAAGAGAGCCAAGTTAAAATCTTTAGTCCAAAAACAAAGTGAAGACTTATTTGATATGGAATATTGTATTTACAATAGTAAATATAATTGGTGGATGAGAACTTATTTAGGATGGGAAGAAGATTGTTATAAACCAAATAAAAAATATGAAGAGAAAAAAAACTAAATTAACATATGAACAACTTGCAACGATGATAGTAAAGACAAGGCAAGAGTTTCAAGCACTAAACAATGAAGTAAGGAGTATGTTTTTTTTATTTAATTCTTTATTAGATATGGATGGAAAGACAAAGAAACTTACAAAGTATGTAGAGGAGAAAGTAAATGCCAAAGAAGAAGATGACACCGCAACAGATGGGAAGAAGGAACAGGCAAAGGGGAGCAGAGCTACAAAGGCTGTCAGTAAACCTAGCTAGAGATTTTAACCTTGATGCTCACAATAGAGATAGAGGTGGAGCCTGTCATCCATTGGGAGATGTATTGATAGATGGAAATTATTATGGATGTAAGATGCGTAAAGTTATACCATCCTATTTGCTACCAGAAAAAGAAGAGATAGGCGTAGTAGTAAGAGCAGATAGAATTAAACCAGTTATAGTTATTGACTTAGAAAGATATTTATTAATGCTAAAGATTTTGAAAGAGGCGGAACATGGAGATAAGAGGCTTGATTAAATTATACAAAGATTTATATGACAAGGGTAAGATAACAGGTTCTGGTATTATCAGACATAATGAATTAGTGTCTAAGTATAGAGATAGACTAATGCAATCTTCAGACTCTAAGTCTTATAAAAGATTAAGAAAGCTTTCATATATAGAGGTAAAGAAATGAATATAGATTTTAAAAACATATCAATTACATTCAAGTTTACCCTTGAAGAGTTAGAAAATATTATTGAAGTTTACACTAGACAGCCACACAAGAGTGAGCTTGAAGATAATATACGACACGACTTAAGGAATATAAGAATGAAAGTAGAAGAAAAAATTAATATACAAAAAGAAAAAGCAGAGAAAATGCCATCTGAAGAAATCAGATTATCTTCAGCTAACCCTACCTCTGTTGAACACATAAAGGAGAGAACAAATGAGTGATTATGTACCAAAACCAAATACAGCAAACCTATTTCATAATGATGTAGGTGACAATCCAAAAAGACCTAATTGGAAAACAATAGGGACAGTAACTTTCAACGGAGTTGAAGGATATGTTTCAGGTTGGAGTAAGAAAGCAAGCAATGGAAATGATTTTATATCTATTGTCTTTGAAGACAAAGAAGTTTTTGAATCTAAACGAGGTGGAGCAAAACCACAGCCTAAAGAAGTTTCACAAGTAAAAGATTCTGACGTACCATTTTAATACTTAGGCTAGGTTTGTTATTTTCCGTATAAATATATTAACATAATAACATATTGCTAATTCCTAGCCTAAAACTTTAACAGCTGTTAGATTTTTTGATTGAGATTATCAGTTAGTTTTTCCTTTTGGTCTAACAGCTAACATTGGGGTAATATAGTATATAGATAAACAATTTAAATAAGTGAAAGGAATACTATTACTTTTAAAATTGTTTGCAATACTAAGGTTGGCTACCATTACCCCATAAAAAATTATGAAGAACAACGATAAAATATTATGTATGATTAAGCAGCGGCTAGATGTCGGTGCTGTAAAGTATGGTGAACAAGTTCCAATCGATGGAAGTAGGGACAATCTTAAGGAAGGCATAGAAGAAGTTCTTGATTTGTGTGTCTATTTAGCTGGTGTCATGCTAGAATTGCACGAAAAATACGAAAATGATAAATGATACACGAGGCTATATCTCTATAGTCTTAAGTATATTTACTCGATAGTTATATCCAATAGAAAAAGTTATGGCCGTATAGGCCTATCCTCGTAAGGAGAATTTTATAAAAGTGTACAAAAACTAGAGAAAGACTCTAAGGAACATACTTAGACTTAAGACCTTTACTCCTATCTTCTTTTTGTTTTTCCCTTACCAATTTTTCAAAATATTTAACTCTAAATCCTTTGCTACTTCCATCAAGAGGTACTAAATGTCCATAAGCTATGTTCCATTCGTTTATCTTGTCATCCATTCTTTTTAATATAATATCTCTATCATACTCATTTTTCATAGTAAACGCTTTTTCATACTCTTTAAATAATTTCTCTTCTAGCAAACCTTTTTTAAATGTAAGTCCATCTATCTTTTGTTCAGTGCTTTTAAAATTTGATAAACCTTTTCCCAGTGGACCACCAAAATATTTTGATGCGTTACCAATGATAGTAGGTACCTGCTCTGCAAAACTTCCTTGTCTTGTTTCTGATACCCTTGCTTGAAAATCGTCTATTAATTTTTCTCCCATTGCCCAAGCAAATGGTTTTATATTTTGCCTAAGTGAATACATTTTGTCATCTTCAGCAAGAATGTCTGCAGAGAGTCCAAAAAGACCTACTCTAAGTGCTCCATCTAGCCAACTGTCTTCATCATATCGTGGAACTTGGTCTTCCCCTGTTACATATTCTGTTAATGCATTGTTATATTTATTATATTGTTGTCCTATTGCTCCAGCTAGTCCTATTCTAAGTAAACTTCCATGATTACCGTATTTCATATTTAATGCTAAGTTGTCATGTATTAATTTTGTTTGTTTTATTACAAACGATTTAAGTCTAAACAAAGATTTAGTTGCTGGGTGTGACATATAATATGCTTCACTAGCTGGGTTTCTTTTTAATTGTGTCAAGTCTGCATAAAATATTGCAGCATCCCCTGCTTGCTTGTTGGTTGGTTTTGTCCCAGTATAAGTAAAATTAAAGTCTTGAAGAAGTTTTTCTCTTGCCCAAGCTTTATTTCTTTCTATCCTAGCAGAGCCAACCGCTTCTTCTTTGCCAAATATATCAGCTTCCATTTCTTTTCTTACTTTCTTTGAATAAAGAGTTGATTGAAATAATTTTCTTCCAGTCTTTGCGGTGTTCATTAGATAGTTTAATGACTCAAACCCTGCAAGAACAGATTGTTCGTGCACAGCCTGTGTAGAGCCTGACATACTTAACCTCCTCAAAAGAGGGACTTCTGAAAAATCAATCCCAAGTGTTGTAACTGGTCTCCTACTAGATATTTCAGCAACTTTTCTATGCCAAGATTCTTTGTTAGAAGAAGAGTTATAAGCTAACTGAAAAACATCTTCTTTTCTAAGAGACTTTACTCCAGATTCTTGTAGTCTCCTTTCTTTTTCTTTTATTCCTTTTGGTGAAAACCAAGCCATTCCACTCTTGAAGTGAGGTAAATAGCCTGATAATATAGCAGTAGAAACCGAAGCTTGAAATGCATTATTTGCAGGTCCCAGACCGAAAGCAACCAAAGAACCAGTAAAGATATTATTCACCGCTTCTATAGCATTAACACCACCTTTCAAGATACCCATACCAAATCTAAAACTTTCTTTGCTAGTAGGAGAACTAAAAAAATTCTTATTAACAGTATGGACTTCCATAAGCTGTCTTAATGTTCTAACATCAGCGTCTCTTCCTTGTGACTGTAAAGTTTCTAAGTTCTTACCAAATATCTCCATGTTGTTTCCAAAAGATTCTTGAATAGCTATAGCATCTGCGGCATCTTTAAGGTATCTTTGTTTATTAAGAATAGCATCAGTTTCAAAAATATCTGCGTCAAACTTTCCTTGCTCTTTATCCCATTTAATATCGGTTGACCTTCCTTTTTTAAAGTTGTGAAATGGATTATTGTTTAGTGCAATAAGCTGTTTATTTAATTGTTCAAAAGATTTAGTCCAGTTTATTTTTCCATCTACTGTATTATTTTTTAAATATTGTTCTACAAGTTTTTTAGCTCCTGGAGATTTGGTAGTTTCAAGCCATTTTACTGTAGCTTTTTCTATAAGTGCTTGCTCTGCAGCACTTAGTTCTGGGTTGTTTTTATTTCTTGTTGACTCTCCAACAAAATCTAAAACCTCTCTACCATTAATATATTCTCCAGACATCTTTGATTGCAGCTCATTCAATGCTTCCTTAACAGGTCCTCTTAAGTAGTGAGGAGAATAATTTAACTCTAAAGGAACATCTTTTCCTATAATTCCCTTTTCTCTTAAAAGACTACCAACGTACTTGTATGAAGCATCTAAATCTTTTGCTATTTGATTGTCTAAAATACCATGTTCTAAGTCTTCGGTAGTTTTATTTTTTGCTTCAGCTGTTAAGTTTTTGTTTTTAAAATGCAAGTTTAATCCATTTTTGCTAGACAAAGTACCCAACCAAGATGACGCTAAAGATGGGTATGCATTTAGTTTTCTCCAAACACTTTTTGCAAGCGGACTTGGATTTGAATTTTTAAATATTCTAGCCTGCATACTTCTCATATTAAAATAATCTCCCGTACCTTGAGGAAATTTATTAAGTAAATCAATGGTTAAAAAATCAACAGCTTTATTAACTACATTTCCAATTCTTCTAGGGCCTAATGTTTGTACAGATAAATCTAACAATACATCTCGACCTATTTTTTGTGTTTGTAATTTTTTAGCAAGTTCATATTTTTCTTTTGTTGAAAATCTACTAAGACCACTCTTACCCTCTGTTAATTTAGGTGGAGCTCCATCATAATAGAGTTCACTTTTTGCTTTAGGACTAAATGCTCCAAGTGCGTCTGCGAAACTTTCAATCCTAGAATTTAATATTGATTCTGGTGCTGCTTCTATATTTTCTACTTTGTTTTCTTTAAAAAATTTATCTCCGTTCATCCAACTTATCTTATCAGAGCCAGACTCTCTATATCTAATATGTCCTTTAGCTGTCTGACCTTCAATAATAAGTTCAACCCCATCACGTCTCCACACCGAAGTATTGTCTGTAACCTCTTGTTTAATCCTCATACCAATCTCTGCTTGTGCAGCATCTATTTGGTTTTCAGATAAATCTTTTCTTTGAAATGCTCTATTTACTTGTGTAGACCTTTCTCTTAAAGAAGATTTTAGTCCACCAATACCCTTTAACCCACCAACAGTTCCTATTGAATGAGCAAGAACATCAATACTAGGAAGAAATCCTTCTTCTGGTACTACAAATGCATATCCTCCACCAACTAAGTCTCCAACTTCTTGAGCACCTTTTTGTAGAGCTTTTCCACCTGCTGATTTACTAACAGAACCACCCATATAATTTGTTAAGTGTTTTGTTGGAGTGCCAAGTAAAGGCTTTCCAAGAGCAGAACCAATAGGGAATGCGGCTCCAGCTTTCCAGCTTGATACAAAAGCATCAACGGTTTGAGCTTCGTCTATTTTATTCATCCAAGAAGCTCCATCTTCATTATCTAGTTTTTGATTTACTATATCGTGTGATGCTCCATATATTCCTAATGTATTTCCTGATTGTATTATTTTGCCTGGGTCACTAAAGGTGTTATATAAAGATTTTGTAACTTTATTTACTGTTTGTGGAACAACTCCCTTGTTTTGAAATCCTTTTTTTATTGTTTCGATACCCGATGGAAGTCTTTTTTTTATCTTATTTGCAATTTTTGCAAACCTTAATCCTTTTGAAGCGTACCCACCAGCCAATACTGGCAAATTTCCTGTAGCTCCAGCTACATGAATAGGAGCATAATCAACGAATATACTTAATACCGTTGCTCCTATATCAAACAATATATCGTCACTATATGTACTATAATCTTCTGATACATTAGATTTTCTCAGAAAGTCTGGCATATTTTCGTTGAAACCCCTAGCGTAATTATCAAATTTAGTAGCATCAATAGTGTCAATATCTGGTATGTTTGTTTGAGCAGTTAAGTCTATAGCGTTTGCAACTAAAGATGTACCGTATCCTTCTTTTATAATATCTCCCCACCAATTAGGCATAAGAATATGAAAGTATGGATTGTTGTCTTCTTCTTGCCCTTGAACTACACTAGGACCAAGATAATCAGGCTTCTTTGTAGAAAGATTTGTTTGAGTCAATTTAATCTCCTACGCTAGCAGCATCTAAATCGTATGTTGCATTAGCTGTTAAACCCAAGCTATCTAGTTGAGAACTTATCATATCCTCTTTAGAAGAAGCTATGTTTGAAAGTGGTTTTTTTTCATTATACATTTTCATTGCTCTTGGTAATGCTCTAAAATCTGTAGGCCTTACTGGATACCATATATTAAAGAATTTCTTTTGGACTGTCATATTTTTTACAAATTCCATTTTACCAGCATCATCTATTTTATCCCAGTCTGGACCAAACTCTTCTTTAAACATAGCTTGTGCTTTTGCCCATAGAGGGTCTGGTTCACCTGCACCTGGTAGTCCTTCTGGAATTATCATATTTGATTTTCCTCCAAATTCATTACCAGGCTCTAAAACATTAGATGAATTAATTTGTACTGCACCAGCGTCTAGTGTTCCATTGTCATTTACCCTAGTAGAATCTGGGTCTCCAGATGATTCTGCTATTGACATTATATCAAACATTTGTTTTGGGGAAGGGTACACACCACTTTGTATCTCTACTTTTTCAGGACTTAAAAGGTTTGTGCTTGGAGATGTGTCATAAGTCATTATACTATCAGGTTGTGCTACCTCTGTAACCATACTATCAGGTTGTGCTACCTCTGTAGTGTCTGAAGTATTAGGAAAAATTCCACTCATAAGTTCTTCACGGCTACCATACTCAACAACTGAATCTGCATTAACAACGCTTTGATTAGCTGCAGGATTAAATTCAAAGGCTTCTAATTTTTTTGTTAATTCCTCTCTTTGATTAATCTGCTCTTCAGTAAGTGTTGTGCTATCTGGAGTAGCAGTAGTTGTGCTATCTGCATCAGTAGAAGTAAATACATCTAATACTTCTGTACTATCTTCTGTAGTTATTCCTGTAATAAGTTTACTTAAATCGAATTTAAGGTCAGGATTGATTTCTTGAACAGCTTTAATTACAGAAAGGTCACTGCCAGGAAAGTTTCCAAGTACATCTGGTTCTAGTTTTGTATTTTCTTTTATAAATAACCAAGGCTCTTTTTTATATCTTTCATATCTTTGTACTTTTCCAGTAATGTCTTTAAGTTTTGCAGTTGCAGTTTCTATGTCCTTAGCCTCATTACTAAGGTCAAGTTTTTGGTTCATTGTCATACTATTCCACTCTTCTTGAGTAAATTTAGTACCACTAGCTTGGGGTCCTTGTTCTAGGGTAACCATCTTTAATATAGCGTTCCTTGCATTAGTAATATTCTGTCCTCCAAATTCTGCAAAAGTAGGTTGGCCATCATCGTTTATTGCTTCAAAATTTATTCCTTCTTGTGATTCGTGTCGACCTAACATCATTTCAAAGTTCTTTTTTTGAGAAAGTGTTTTTGTATATAGTGCTATATTGTCTAAATTTTCTCCTCCAGCAGTCAACCACAATTCATTCGTAGGGCCATCACTAACGATTGTTTTCTTTGCTGCAGCTGAAATAGATTGATTAAACTGAGCTCCTTGGTCTGCATCATAATTAAATCGTGCAGCTGCATTTACTAATTCTTGTGCAGTAAAATCTTTATTACTATTTAAAGCTTTTATAGAACTCCAGTTAGATTTTGATTTGTCAACATATCCATCACCTTTACCTGCTTCTGCTGGATTAACACGAAGGTTTATTGCATCTATATCCTCTTGACCTAAGATTTCAGCGTATGAAAGGTCTATCTTGTTTGATAATTCGTCAATATACCAAGCAGGCTCCCCTTTCATTGCAGCACGAAGAGAAATTTTATCGGAACTTAAATCTCTTCTAGCTGTATCTATACGTTTTTGTTGTTGCTGAGTCTGTGCTAAGTCAGCATTATATCTTAGCCTATCTCTCTCTAAGCTAACATTAGCTTTAGCAATATCACGGTCCATTCTTTGTGCATATGTACCAAAGATAGAGTCAACAACATTAGTTTCTGGTTCGTCATACTCTACGTTAATATATCTTGATAGTCCTGCTAGTGGGTTACTTGCCATAATTTTTTCCTTTAATAGTTATCGCCTTCTTGTTGCTCTTCGTCTGAACCACTTCTATATCCTAGCGTACCAGTTATGTAGGATTTAACATCGTCAGATGTTGGGAAAGAACCATTGGCAGCAAACTGAGATGAAATCCATCCTTGTATCTGTCCCATGTCTTGATTATTTATATCATAAAGATTGTATACACTTTGATAATTTCCTGGAACTCCACCTGTATAATCTTGAGTAGTAGCTCCGCCTGTCATAGTAGGGTCTTGATAACTATAATCTTTTAATTTTGTTCCTAAGTCTGCATTCAATCCAATTACACTGTCTGCGATATTAGCTAGTCCTTCTTGTAATCCTCCTACAACACTACCTCTCAAGCTATCAAGCTCTGATTGATAGGCTTCTTCGCCTCCTAATAATTGAGTCTTCATTGCATCTCTAAGACTTTTACGTGCTTGCTTCCCTCTACCTGATTGTCTACCTGACTGAAGTCCAGAAGCAGATTCTTCCTCTACCATTCCCAATAGTCCTCCTACTTGAAATGTTCCTTCGGTTGTTGCTTTATCTAACAACATAGTTCTATAAGACTGTAAGTTTTGTAACTTTTCTCCAGTACCTTCCATATAATTTGAAAACTGTAAGATACCTGCCTTTCTTAAGGCTTCATAATCTTTTGCACTTAACTTGCTTGTGTCAAATCCTGCTAAGTCTGCTAATTCTTTTAATGATAGTGCTGTTCCACCTTCACTGTCTGCTCCTGTTGCTGAGGTAATTTGGCTTTTATAAGGGTCTTGTAATCCACCAAAGAAAGAACCAAATAAAGATTCTTGTGAAGTTGAGAAAGGTTGGTATCCATTAAACCCTCCTGCACCTTCTGAACCTCCTCCAGAAAATCCTCCCATACCTGCTCCTGGTATAATACCTGAGCCTTCATTGGGGTCAATACCTCCAAATCCACTGCCTCCTGTATATCCAGAGTTATCTCCTGCTTGGTCTGGTCCAAACATACCTGAGAATCCTTGAGCCTGACCACCGATAGCATCTATTTGCAATGACGCTGACATTTGTGAAGGGCTTTGAATATTTAAAGATGGTTGTTGTTGTATAGGTTCACCAAAATTATTTCCTCCCATGTTCCCTTCAAGGTTTGTATTGATAGGTTTCATTTCTTCAAAAGGAGTATTATAAAAAGACTGAGGGTTTTTCTTTTTCTTAAGATTATTTTGTGCTCCCTCAAGACTACCTAATGCTAACAGACTATTTAAATTTGAGGCCATTATTCGTATCTTCCTGTAACTGGGTTAAGTTTATACCCTCTTGATTCATTAAACTTTTTATTAAAAACATTAAAAGCGTCTTGTATTTTTACAACAGCGTTAGGGTCATTATCTCCTGGACCGTATGTACCAAAATTATCTACAAAATCTCTCATTGCACCCAACTGTCCTTGTCTATGTAACTTTCCACTATTTCTAGACAGCTCATCTTCATTATAAAAAAGACCTGAAGGTAAATTTGAAATATCTTCTCTTACTTTTTTTGGTAAATTAGTGCTAGAAGACATTGAAAGTTGTGAACTAAAATTAGGGTTAAGTAAATCAATAGATGGTTCAGGCACCATACTTTCTATCTCTTGAGATAATTGTATAGCTTCTGGAGTAGCATCAGGTGACCCTTGTTTCATCTCTTGTAATAAAGTATTGTCCAACATTAAACTACCTGCATCATTTTCTTGAGTAATAACATCTAATGCTGTCATAGGTATTTCATCTATTATAAAATCGTCTGCTAAATCTTCAACTTCTGAGGTTAGATTTATTGAGCCAGGAGCTATCCCTGAATCGTATTCTTCTCCTTCAAGGAAAAGGTCACTAGATAACCCAGCTTTATCTCTTTTTCTTTTATAACTTTCATAAAAGGAGTTCTTTTCTTTGCTTGTTGTTGCAGATAAATATTTTTCATAATCTGTAGTTCCCGCATATACTAATTCTTTTGTAATTGGGTCTCGTTCATATCGTTTCATAAAGCCTACAGGATTTTTCATAAACTTAGCACTAGTATCACTGGCAGACTTAACAAAGTCTAACATATTCTTAGGTATAAATTTTTCTTTAAGGCCTAAACTATTAAACTTATCTTGGGCTTCTTTTATTTCAGGAAGCTCTGCTAGTTGAGCCATCATTTTTTCAGACACAAAGTTCTTTGCACTTGCAGAGAATTTCATATCTTTCATTAATTCTCTTGAAAATCCTCTAGCTTGTGAGTCAATCTCTCTTGCAGCGTCTGCTAATAAAGTCACTCCACCTGTATCGATACCTCCAAAAGCGGAAGACCTTAACCTATCTTTATATGCAGCGTCAGCAATGCTTAGTATAGCATCATCTATCTTGCCTGGAATAATTTTACTAACAATGTTTTTAAACATTCCAAACTTCTTACCCTTCTTCTTAGCCCTTTCAATCTTATCTAATCTTGATTGAAGCATATTCTCAAGTATAATAGTTTCAGCTGCTTTAGTTTGTGCTAAATTAAGAAGTGCATTTGATGCAGAATTACTGTACTTAATGTTATTTGTCTTATGAACTCTAGGACTAAAGGACATCTAGGTGTTCCCCTCTATATTTTTTAATAAACCTTTGGGATAAATTTAACACTTTATCCTCTATGAATGCAAGAACTACTCCATTAAATATGCTATTAGTGTGTGTATTATTATTCATATTATTTTAAAATTAAGCTTTCTCCATCTGGAGCAACTTCAAATTCTCCCCCTACTACATTTGAATCTCCAGCAGCAGGTACAGAACCATAGAACTTTTTACCAGTACCAGCTCTAACTCCACCAGAAAATATCTTAATAGCATCTCTTGCTGGTTTCTTTATATCAGAAAACTTTGCAAATGTTTTTAATTCTTGTAATTCTGGACTACTATACTCTAGTTCAAATATTTTACCAAATTCTTTTCGTATTACTTTTAGTCTTCCTTTGTGGTATTGTAATATTTCTTCACCATTTTTCATTTGATTAACAGATACAGGTCCACGTTTAATTTGTTTGCTTGTTCCAGCTACGGCTCTTCCTTTAACTAATGTCATCCTCTTACTCCTCTAGACCTAAAAACTATTGTTATGTCTTGTATTTCAAAATCAGCTTGTGAATCTCCTGATATCTTTAGCTGTATTGATTTCTTTTTAACCCTAGAACCACTAGCTACCTTAAACTTTGTAGTTACCATTGCACTGCTATCAGAAAATGTATTTGAATCAAAGATGTTTGTTGTTGGTGCAGCACCTTCAAAGCCACCAGTAATAACTAAATCATCTGCATTCTTGTGTGTCACATAAACTGCGTAAAACTTTTTATCTACTGAAGGTTCTCCTAAGTCAATCTCTCCAGTTTGTACATCTATTGTTTGTGCTTTTGGGTCTGTGTCAAATCTTTTAACGGTATAGACATCATTACTACCTGCTCCAGCGGTTGTTCCTGTGGTTAATTCCATACATACTAGCTCTTGGTTGTAAGTAACTAAGTTCGTAGTTTTTTTATTTACTAAAGTGTTAGCAATATCTATATTAACAAAAGACTTTGTTGCAACATCATATATATATCCCTTATCAACAGTAGAAGTAGAATCTCCTATAACTAATATTTGATTTGTTTTTGGTATAAATCCAACAGAACAGCTTGTAGCAACTATATTAGTTGCCCACTTATCTTCATCTATAGCACCGCTTAGTTTGTTCACAGTGTCTGAAAAACTAAACATTCCATTTTCGTTTACCCAAACTAATCCTAAGTCTGATTTAGCCACAGCAGCAGGGTGACTGATACCTCTGTTTTCAAACTCTCCCTCTACATACCAACCAGCATCAGAACCAGATGCAATGTTAATAATAAATAATTTATTTTTTTTGTATACAAAGAGTCTATCTCCAAACTCTATAATTTTAACAATAGCGTCACCATCGTTTGTTCCTACATCTAAGTAGTATGTCTGTGGAAACGTATCATACTTTCTAACAGGAGTATATTGTATTCTATCTCCCATTTCTTTTGGAACTCCTTCGTCATTCACATACAATACATTACCTACAAATGCTCTTTGATTAGCAACAGTAGCTGTCTTATATGAAAATGCTTCAGCTCCATTAAATGTAATTGCTTTTTCTTCTGGTAGAAATCCATTAATAGTAGAATAAGTATCCAGTGCAGGTGATTTGATAGCATAGGCTCTAGAGTCGGTAGCACTGTTATTGGTGTCATTGGTTACCACATAGACTCCTTCATCGATGAAGGCATCATATTCATCCGCTAATGACACTCTAGAACCTAACTCAAAGTTAACATCAAGTAACAATCTATATTCATCTTCTGGATTATTAAAATTCTTTACATATATTCTCATCCCCTGTAAGAAAGAGTTTAAGGCATCATCTGCAATAGTCATACTAGCTATAAAATACTGAGCATCTGCAATAGCAATGGGAGATGAGATATTAGTTAATAGTGATTCTTGTCCACCAAAATATACATAGCTAACTCCAACAGCATAATTTCCTTCTGGCCATAGTCCATCCGTTTTAGAACTACTAGAGCTCATTTCAATTCTAAAATCATCCCCAGAAGCAGGGTCTACTCCATCTTCTACATTAGAAGCAGGGTCTACTGGTGCGTGTAATGCTCCAGAGTTTAAGGTAAAGTCTCCAGCAGCTGGTGCTATCAACCCTCCATTATAAAATTTCATTTGGTCTGTTACTGCCGCTGTATAAACATCTGGGTGTGCATCATTAGTTCTTTCAATTCTAGCTAATACTATCTGTTCGTTTCCTGTATTACCAAAGTCTGAATCTGCTATGCGTAATCCACCATCAGCATAATAATATACTGGTTGTGCATCTGTTGCACTTCCTGAAGCTAGTAAAGTAGCAGAATCAAATACTGCTGCACTACCAAATGTAGCACTAGTGCCTAAGAACACTTCTCCCTTTGGAGATGTATAAGCTAGATATTCTGCAGCTGCGGCTCCACCACCTGGTGTGATGTCACTACTAAACTTAAACAATCCATATCCTGGTTGTATTGCAGCGTCACCATCATCTGTTAAGGTATATGAACTACCAAGGTTGGCAAGCTTTCCAGTGGTAATTATCTTACCTAGGTGTCCTACATTAACATTAGTAGCTTCTGCTAAAAACCCATCTGTTAAATCTTTTTGAGAGTCTTTATTGTTCAGACCTGCATCAAACCTTTTTATATTAAATGATTGCTTTGCCATATTAGTTACTATGTTTACTAACTATATCTTTAAAGTGTTGTTCTGTTCCAGCACCTTGCTCTGTGTTATAATATTTTTTCCAGTAATAAGCTAGTCCATCAACGCCTGGTTGTATAGGTTCTTGAATCCTCCAATACTTAATTCTACAATGTAAAATACCAGCAGCGTTATTACTATGAAGCATCCAATCCCAAAATATAGGGTCAGGCTCAGTAATATTACTAGGGTCAATGTTAAGAATTGAAGCAACTTTTTCAACCAGCTCAGGGCGGTTTGCAATAAAGTTTTTACAATTATCAACGGCTGTTTCTGGCTCAACTTGCCAAAAACTTTTAGCAGGTCCTGGACCAATTTGTTTAATATATTCATATCTACTTTCCACCAATCCTGTGTTATATACTAATTCAACTGCAGCGTCAGAAGAGTATCTTTCTCCTAGCTTGCTACATACTTCAAAAATTAGTTCTTTAACTTGTTGTTGATTTACCACTAAGCTGACCTCTTTACTTTTTCCAGAGAACGCATCCCCCCAAGACCTAACATTCCAAAAAGTACTGTCGTTAGTGTGCTCATATCGAATACTGGGAGTTCCATAGGTTTCCCAATAGACAAGAGTACAAACATTAAGAAGGGTTGCAATACGAAGTGATAACATAAAGCTACCGAACAAACCCAACCTGTAAACGGACGCCAACCACTCTTGAATAGACTGGAAGAACCAGATTCTATCTTGTTGACTTCTATCTGAGCTTTGTTTATCTCTTGTATTAATTGTGCTTTCTCTTCTTTATCTAAAGTAAACTTGTCTACATGACCAGCTACTTTATCAATGATATTTGCAATCATATTTAATTTAGGCATTTTTTTTACTCTTCTTTATTTTATTTAATTTCTTTTTTAACTTCATTATGTTTGAGTATTCTTTGCAATCACACTTGTCTTTATACTTACACCACGCATAACGAAGCCCAAACCCAAATCCTAATCCTAATAAAAAATTCATATATCCTCCTATTTATTTTCTTGTTAAGGAACCCTAATAGGGTTACCCTAATACCAGTCCCTTGAAGTAGTCTTCAAAGATAATTGGTTATCGCCTTTTTGTCAATCTATTTCTTTTTTTTCTTTTTAGGAAACCCTGCTTTCATAGCAGCGTATGCTTTAGAAGTAATAGTAGACTTAGCCTTACTTCTACTTGTTCCAGATTTTTTTCTTTTATTAATGTTTCTATATAAACTCATCTTTATCTACATCTCCATCGTCTGCGTGCTTGTCTAATCCTTGAATTAGGGTCATTTCTAGTTGCAGCAGAACTACCTCTTAGTTGTCCTGCAGACCTAGCACAATATGATTTTCTTCTTTTAGCTTTCTTACTACCTGGCTTTACTTTACCAGTAACAGCGGTTTGTAAATTACTTCCAGGGTTTGCTCTTTTATAAGCAGCTACACCCTTTTTAGTCATGCCTGCACCATCTTTAGTCTTTCTATAGTTAGGGCTTTTACCTGTAGTAGTTTTTCTTATAGCCATTAATATATTAGTATATTCAATCCAGTCTTAGCCTCATAACTTTTAATTCCGTACATATTGAGGTAACGACCTTCTAAAAATACTCCAAACTTATTAGTAAGTTTCCAACCATATACTAATCCTAAGTCATAATCAAAGCTATCTGCTATTTCATAATTATAACTATAATCTGATAATCCTTTAGTTATAGGAAATGTCGTAGCCCATATATGTATCCAGTTTTTAGGATTATATTTATAGTAATCCATACCAACTGATAAACTTAACTCATTTTGATATCCTAATTCTTTGGTAAACTGCTCATTGTAATCTTCTACTAAGTCACCATATACTAATTCATAAAACTGTTGGTCGGTCGTAGCAACAATATTACCTTCAGCGTCCGTCCAGTACCAATCATAGAACTCATAACCAAACTGAGTAAATTGTTGTGTCCACTCATCTTTGTACGGTCCATCTGCATATCCTGCTTCGTCCCACGCTAGTAGCCAAAATGGAATAAACTCATCTGGATTAATATCTTGTTCTGCCCAATATAAATCTATTGGTAGAAAGTCTAAGTATGCTGGATGACTTCTACCTGCAACTCCAAGTGACAAGTCTAAGCTTCCCAAGTGTAATCTGTATCTCATATCGATGGCTGCAAACTCTAAATCTTCTAATCCCCTGTAATCGTAGTTTGTTTTTATTATAAACTTGTCTCCCAGGTATCGTAACATTACCTCTTGTTCCGTAAAATTTTCTTCAAATGCCTTGTGGTCTGAGTACTCAACTACATATTCCCATCCTTTTGCAATGTTACCAATAGCAACACTTTCATTGATTGCAGCTTCGGAACCATCGAACCAAACTTCAGGCTTGTTCTCATACCCGAACCTGGCGAGCTTACGAATACCAAACGTCATAATAGAATGGTCATCTCGTTCATCTAGTATTTCTTGTAGCTGTCCACCTGATACGGTAAACTGTTGTTCCTTAGTTACTGGACTTGTAAAGCTATAAGCACCATATATAGTGCTAAACTTAAATAAGTCTTGTGCTGCCAAACTTCCCATTAACAATAAACTACATAATATTTTTTTCATCTAAACTTCCTTAGTTGTATGTCATCAATTTGATTATTGATTTGTTTTAGTATTGTATCTTTATCTAACTTAAAAGATAATCCTGCTTCAAACCTTTTAATTTCTTTACCATATTCAAACATAATTATTGTTGGTACTGACTTTATATTCCATTCATCTTTAATTGCAGCACCAAAAGCTGGGTTGTCTATACTTGCATTAAATACAGAACAATTCTTTAATTTACTTAAATCTATATTAGCAGAAAAATTCCAATCTGCATTTACTTGCACTACAACACATTCATCCTGACTTAACAGTTGAACTTGCTGTAAGCTTCTTATATTATCCTGCGAGTATAATGATGATGGTAATAAAGCTAGTCCAAGCCAACACCATAGTAATATAATATATTTGTTCATCTGTCATCCTATTTTTTGTTTAGTATATAAGTTTCAATACTTTTAATATCTTTTTTAATCTCTTCAACATCTTCTTGTGTATCTAATACTGCATCTCTAATCATTTGGTCCTTTAAATCGTATTCAGTTCTACTTACTGATGGTGGAGGTAACTTTTTCGCTTCTTCAATATCGGCTTGTAGTGTGAACCACATACCAATAATCATCGCTAGGGTTACCACCCCACTTATGATTGTTTCCAAACTTAATGTCAGTTTAGTCTGTTTATTAACTTCCATCAGACTATCCCTTTATTTTTTTGTATTCAACAATGTCTGCTTTTAATGCTACTACATTTGCTTCGCAAGTTACTAATTCTGCTTCTGCTCTTGTAATCATTTCATCAACTGGTTTTTGTTCAGTCCAATCAACTACTGTTACATCTTTACCTGCTGCATCTTTCATTACTTTCGTATGTTTGATTTCAACTTGCTTAACTGATGCTCCTGCTGCTACTGCTTTTTCTGCTATTACTTTAGCCATCTTATTCTCCTATTTTGAGTTTGAGTTCATCTATTTCACACTTCATTTCTTGAATTGCTTTTACTAAAT